CGCCATGTCGGGCTTGTTGCCGGCCCTGAACGCCTCCGCAGCCGTGCGCCACGTCCGCACCGCGCCCGCAGTATCGCCGCCGGACAGCAGCGAGTAGCCGCCCAAGCCAGCCTCATAGACCGGCTTGCGGGTGATCTCGTCCATTGCCTTCCAAGTCGTTGTGGCTTGTTCAGCCAGCTGCGGGAACTTCTCGATCACCGCCACTTTCTCAAGCGGGGTCTTGGCGGTTGCGAACGCGGCCATCGCAGCCTGCAACGTCTGCTGCTTCTGCATGTCCAATTCGGCTTTTTGCATCGCCATGTTGTTGGCGCGGATCTGCTGACCCTGACCGTAAGCCTGCATGAAGGCTTCAAGCGGGTTCCCGACCGCGTTGGCGACGTTATAATTATATGGTGATACCATATATTATTACATTCCAAAATCGTTTTGAGTTCCCGGCGTGATGTAGGGTGGCGTTGTCACCGGAATCTTCTTACCGAAGCCGCTCATTGCCTGCTGCATCCCAAACGCGGAGTTGAGCGCGCCGGTGAAGCCGCCGATGCCCTGGTTGACTGAATTGGCCACGCCAAGCCGTGCGCCCGCCTGTGCCGCGCCTTGCTGGCCGAGCAGGTTGGCGATGTTGTTGCCGGTCTGCATGCCCGCCGTGCCGACACCCGCCGCGCTGTTCTGGCCCATCTGTGCGATGCCAGACAGCCGGCCATACTGCTGCTCAATGAACTGGTTCAGCAGCGCCGGGCGGAACTGGCCCAATGCGCCCTGCACATTGCCGCCGCGCAGACCACCGGTGGCTGATGCGTTCTGCAGTATCGCGTCCTCACCCTGCCGCGCCAGTGCCTGAAACATCGGGTTTTGTGATTGCTGATCTGCGAAAGCCTGCTGGCTGTCTGGCCCCAACAGACCCGCCGCACCCATGATCGCCTGCAGCGCGGGATCTCCGGCCTTCACGTAGGGCGACAGCAACTCACGCATCGCGTCGAACTGACGGCGCTGCTCTTCAACACCCAATTGCGCCGCACGTTCCTGCGCCCGCCCCGCCGATCGCGCCGCACCAGCGCCAATCGCAGATGACGCCACACCACCGAGAGCAGATGCGCCGAGTGCGATCGCGCCGAGTGTCGTAATGGCCATTACAGCGCCTTCCAGAAACTATGCTCAAGCGGGGCATACCCACGCCGCTCGTACATCTTGCCGACAGCCTCTGGGCGCAGCGCCTCCAGGCTCACCATCAGGAACGTGCGGGCGCCGCGCTTCTTCGCCTCGTCCTCAAGTGCAGCCAGTAGACGGGGGCCTACGCTGCCACGGCTGCTCGGCTGCACCCACCAGAAGGTTTCTTGCGCGACTTTGACTTCGCTGTTCCAGTACGCCGGGAACACCATCGCGCCGCCCATCGCCACCACTTCACCGCCGACCTCGCCAACCAACAGGATGGCGTCGTCGTTGCTGATCATCTTGTTCAGCGAGTGCGCGAAGCTGGCCGGGCAAAAAACCGCCAGCGCCTCCATGTCGGAAACCGAACAGAAGGCGCGGCCCAGCTCGACCATAGCAGGCACGTCAAGAGGCTTTGCGCGCCTGACCTTGGCCGTATGCGATATGTCACTAAGTGCTTGAGAAGCGCCTGACATGGTGTCTCCATGTTGTTGCCCACCGGGAGGCCGACGCTCGGTGGGGGTCACTATAACGATTATGGTTGCGCGCTGCAATACATAGCATACTTCGCAACGTGATTGGCGATCGACAGTTTTGCGGCAATGCGGGGAAGGCGCGGGATCGTTGCGCGTCATCCCCTTGTTGCATTTTGGCCCCGATCCGGTACGGTGTCTCTTCGAAAGAGGAACCTAGAATGGTTAAAGTAACGCTGGCGGACGGCAGCTCTTTTCATGAGCCGCCATACACCGACGAGGAAGTACTGGACGGCGCGCGTCGCATGAATGGCGGCGCTGTGGCTTTCACGCGCCTGTCTCCTCGCCCCGCCGCCCCTGCATCGCAGGAACAGTCAGAAGAGCGGCAACCACAGGAAGGCTGACCTTTCCGCTGCGGAAGGCTTTCATCAAACCGCGCAAACCATCCGACGCCAGAATGCCGCGCGCATTCTGGATGTCTTGCCGTGCCACGCCGAAGCCGCGCGCTGCCATGTCTGTATCCAGCGCCGCGCCTGATGCGTACCTCGCCCGCAAGCCCATGCTTGCGTCAAGCTTGTCGATTACCGCATCCGGTTCTTTCGACAGCATCTCGACCAGTCGGCCTGTGGCGACGCCCGATCCCTCGCGGCCAGCGTCTTCCATCATCTGGATGTAGCCTGAAACGACTTTGGCGCGCTGGGGCGAAGACCCGGTAATGGCTTGAACCTCTTTCGCCAAGCCGCCGCGCAAGTTTTTGCCGGTCTCAGCACCGCCGGGTGGGCCTGGATAGAAATTGGTCATCGTGACACCCTGGCCGGTGTCAACTACGTCGGGCAAGCCGCGCGAACTTCCTGCTCCGCGAAGCGCAATCAACTGCTCCGGCGTAGCAGGCCCACCCATCGGCACCAGCAACGAACCTTGTTCGCCAGCCGGCACGTTCTTCATGCCCATGTGCCACGCGCCCGCACCTTGCGCGTCGGTGTAGGCGCGCAAGCCCTCGGCCAAGTTGAGCATGCGGCGCGATGCCGGATCCACGTCGCCATCCTTCAGGCCGACGAGGGGCTTGGCCACTGTCGCGGGGTTGGTCTCCAGAACGCCGCCGGGCGGCGTGTAGAAGCCGGTCGCGTTCTGCGTGGGCAGCTGGTAGGCGCCCAGGGCGTCGTAGATCACGTCGCGGCGATTAGCGTCAGTCCAAGCCGCGCGCGGATCATTACTGTACATGGCGCGCATAGCATCGTCGCCCCCAACTATGCCAGAAAGCTGGCCAGAACCCACGTAAGGTACGCGCTCACCGGTAGCGTTGGCGGTGTACTTGGCGGTGTAGTCCGGGTACGTCATGGACGCTTTGCGGATGCCCTCGGCCAGCTCATCGATCGTCGGTTCAATGTCCATAGCTGGGCCACCGTTGTCGCCAATGCCACCTCCACGGGCGCGCTTATTAGCAGCAGTCATTGCCATCGCCCGACCTTTACCTGCCACCCACGGCGCGGCCTGCACGTCGTGCGCGGCCCAGTCAGCGCGTCCGCCAAGGTTGGCCTGATTGGCGCGATCCACTGCCAACATTGTCTCGTAATCAAGAAACCGATGCTCTTGTGCCGAAAGAGCGCGCGAGAATGTGCCGCCATCGCTGTTAGTGTAGCCGAAGCCCCGCGCGTGCCAAATATCGTTAGTGCCGGTGGTTGCATGCGGCATAGTCGGGTCGAGGTGCTGCCCATATACGCCGGTCTTTTTACCAAGGGGTACACGCAGCCCAGCGTCACGGGCGTCGTTGTACGTGCGCGCCTGCTGTCCGGTTCGCACCTTGGACATCGGCACGCCCATCTCGTAGGCGTTATGCCCTTGCAGAGCAAAGTTCATGTTTGTGTCGGGGTTGGCTTGCGCAGACCACAGTGCCTGCTCGTCTGCGGCAAGCTGCTGGCGCGCCGGGTTCGGCCCCGCGATCTGTTCATTAAAGGCACGCGCGCGAGTGTACCAGTCGCCACCTGAAGCCCCCGCCTCCACATCCCGGTCGAAGTTGGTACGCATCGTCTTTATGTCGCTGGAAGTAACTACACCGCGTGGTGCGCCGATGTACTGGCCAGCGGAGTCCTGCATCAGATGCGGTTCGCTCTGGGCAACGCGAACAGCTTCTTCGGTCGTCATTCCACGCAGATCGGGCGTGTTGATCATGCCGCGCTTGCCCACGCTGCGTGTCGAGATCGTTGGCACCTCCTGCGCCACCTCGCGCGCGACCTTGCCAGCGCCTTTCTTGGCAGCAGTAGGAAGCGGCAACGCTGCAAGGGCCACGCCAGCAGCTGCCTCGCCGCGACTGCCGCGATCATACGCAAGCCGCGCCTCGTTGCCCGCAAAGGCAGCGCCGATCGGCGTGAAGTCCGCCACTTGCATCGCCATCTCGGCGTTGTGGCGGCCCATGTAGCCGGCAAGCATGTCCTTCATCTGGTCGCGCCACGACACCGGCGCGCTGCGGATCTCACCACGTCCGACAAACGGCGCGGGATCCATCATCGCCTGCGTGGTCGGCGATCGGCCATACTGCATCTCAAACAGTCGGTTGGGGATCGGTGGTGCCATGCTCTGCCTCAAGCGATGCTGGTGATGATGCCGTTGGTGACGGTGACGGTGTTGGCCCCGGCAACGAACGATCCGCTCACGCCGATGTTCTGGAACGCCATCGTGCCAAGCCCCGTCACAGCGATCGTGATCGATCCCGGCCCAGTGGTGATCTGGATGTTGGCACCAGACCCCAGCAGTGCCTTGACCAGCCCGCCCGCGCTGCCAATCAGCAGCTGGCCGTTGGTGTAGCTGGCCTGCCCCGTCCCGCCGTCTGCAACCGCCAGTGGCGTGTCCAGCCCCGACACCGTGCCGCCGGTAATGGCGACAGCGTCAGCGTTCTGCGTTGACATCGTGCCGAGAGTGTCGATGTCAGATGCGGCTTGGTTCAGCCCGTCAATCAACAGCTCGAACTGCCGGATCGCGTTTGGATCATCTCCGACAATGCGCGCGATCTGGTTGCGGTTAAGGCGCAGCGTCACCACGCCAGCGGCTCCAGCTGCGCATCCAGACGCATGACGCTGATGTGCGCGTCACTGTTGCCTTCAAACCGCTGGATACGCCACTGGCGCATGTTGCCCTGACGGAACCACACAAGGCGCTTGGCGCGTTCGCCAATGCAGCCCACGCTGATCGATCGCGGCTGCGACCACGTCACGCCGTCTAAGCTGTAGCTGGTGCTGATCGACGGGTGAAAGCCCAGCGCGACGCTGCCGGTCAGTGCGACAAGCTCCAGACGTTGCAGGATAGCACCCGCGTTCTCGTTGTAGATGATTCTGGTGCCAAACTGCCACCGGACGCGGTCACCCCAGTGGCTGCCACGGTCGCGTGTCAGGTTGCCGACCTTGCCGGTGGTGGTGTCACATGCTTGCCAGGCGTTGTTGACCCACAGCAGATTCCGAACACGGTATTGCGAATAGCCAGCGATGGCGCTGGTTAGTTCAACCCACACCTGCTCCTGCAGATCCTTGGATGCCGCAACGTCATAGACCAACGTGCGATCGGGCAGGTGTACGTAAAGCAACTGGTGACTTCGGTCGTTGCGGGCCTCTAGCAGCACACGCTCAAGCTGGGCCTCGGTATAGTCCAGCAGCAGCTGATCGACCTCTTGGGTGCTGATCTTCACTGCGCTGCCATTGGCCGCCAGATAGATGCCCGGCGCCTCGTTGCGCCCGCTGCCTAGGAACGCGATCGTGTCGGCGTACAGGCAGCAGGAATCGCGCCCGATCGACCCCTTCTGGATCTGCGCGCCCTCGTTGCGTTGGAACGGAAACAGTGCGCCGCCCACGTTGTCGAACACTTCGATCGTGTTGCGGTTGATCGCGTAGACCTCGTTGCGTAGCTTGATCAGGGCCACCACCGGGTCGGGGTCGATCTCACTGCTGCCGTACTTCAGCGGGTTGACTGAAAACGGGTCGTTCAGGTCGGTCACGACCAAGAACTCGCCATCGGTCACCATGAAGTAGCCATCGATCCAGATGACGGTGATGGCCACGCCCAGATCAGGGTCGGTGACCTGCTGTAGCGATCCGTCCCAGTAGTACAGGCGCCCGCCGCTGGTGATGGCCAGACGATCGAAGCTGTAGTCGAACTTGCACTGGTCGCTGACCCCGATCGCGCCAGGGCCAACGTCACCTAGAACCGTGGCTGTACCACCAGCATCGAACAGGCACAGCTTTGTCCCCATGACGCGGTAAGACCCGCCATTCCAGACGATGCCGCCCCGGCAAATGCCCGGCCCAGTGCCGATCTCCACAACGCCGTCACCGGGCCGCATATAGCCATTCGACGCTCCTGATGCTTTCGGCACGGCCATGAGATTGACCGGCAGGGCCGTGCGCAGATCGGGCGCAGTGTCGGCATAGATGCCGTTTAGGATCGGAATCTGAACCACAGTTAGGCCGCCATGACCTCGCCGCCGATGACGTGGATGTCGGCAGTGGTTGCCGCAGCAAGATAGGCGACGTGCGTTGCGCGGCCATCCAGCCACAGAAGCAGCTGGACCATCGGTGGCACGGCGACATCAGCGGCAGTTGCCACCACGTCAGACCCGCCCGCGCGGAAATAAGCCGTCACGGTGGTGCTGCGGTTCGTCAGCATCAGGCAGCGCGGGCTGGCGTTGATCGCGCTGTTGGCGCTGGTAGTCGTGGCCGATGCGGCAATGCCGGTGCCAAACGATGGAATGAACGGGGTCATGCGCGTCTCCTGTTACGGCGGTGTGCCGGTGAAGCTGGCTGAGATGGTGACCAGCACCGACCCGGTGCGGCCATCTGCTGTGTCAGTGATCAGGCACGTGGCAGTCGCACTGCCATTGTCGCCCTCGACCGTGTCGCAGAAGAACGATGTCGTGGCGGCTGATGGTGCGGTTGCGCTGCACCCAGCCATCCCGTCCACGTCAGCAACCGTCCACGCATAGGTGTACGGCCCGGTGCCGCCCGCAACGACACTGGCCGTCGTCGTGCTGGTCGTCATGGTCTGGCTTACGGCGCTGGAGGCGCTGGCACCTGTCGGAAATGCGGCAACGATCAGGCCGCCCGCAGACGCCCCCACCACAGCGCACAGCACGCCAGTCACGATACGTTGCCCATCGCCACCCACGCGGTGGCAGCGACCTTGACCAGCGTTGCCATACCGTACTGCGACAGCATGCGCGTGCCGACCGTTGCCGTGCCAGCCAGGCGCAGCGTGTCAGTGGTGATGGCGATCGCCTGGGTGGTGGCGCTGTTGTTGTAGACCACAATGGTGGTGCCGATCGGGAACGCCACCGCGCTGTTTGCCGGGATCGTCACGCCGCCTATGGTGATGCTGATCTGCTTGCCCGCATCGGCCAGCGCCAGCACATAGGCTGCGGTCTTGGTTTCCTGCGGCAGCCCGCGATAGCCGATGCTGTTGGCCGCGATCGTGCCGGTGGCGGTGACTACCACGTCCTGATCCAGCGCGGTGATGTCGGTGTTGACGCCGCTGGCAGCAGCGCCAAGCGACGTGCGGGCAGCAGCAGCTGTGATGCCATTGGTGCCGCCCTGTGCGATTGTGAGGGGCGCTGTGGCGGTCGCAAGCGGGCCAAGATCCGACGCAAACACCAGCGCGTCGTCGTCAACCACGTCTTCCCACTGCGCCTTGGTGCCGCGCAGGGTGTTGGTGCAAAGGTTGATGGTCTTGTTCCGCAGCGTCTCAATGCCATCGGTCGTGCTGAAGTCGGCATCGATGCAGGCCAGATTGAACTGGGCAAACGTGCCTCGCAGCGTGTTGTCGCCAAGGTTGAACAGCTTGTTCAGCAGCGTGCCGGGCAGGCTGTCGCTGGTCTGCGGGACACTGCCAAAGATTGCCGCCTGCAGCACACTGAACGGCACGCGCCGGGTGTCGCCGTTGTTGGGGGTCCACACGGCGAACTGGTCACCTGGGGCCAAGCCCGTTTGCAGCGGCAGTTGGTTGATCGTGGTCATTATGCCTCCAGAACGCTGTCGTCGTTGGCGTCCAGCGGGTTGCGCGGACGCGGCAGGAACGGGTTGCCGTAGATGTGCGGCTTGTTGCCGGCCCCAGACGGCGTGCCGGGCGCGAACTGCTGCGGGATCGGCTTGGCAAAGCGGGCCATGACGGTGTTCAGCGCGTTCTTCGCACCCACCTTGGTATCGACCATCACTTGCTTGCCGTAGCTCGGTGCAATCCGAACGGCGAGATTGAGGATCACCGCCTCGTTGGCGATGTCGGGAATGCCCATGTCGGTGTTGAGATCAGCCCCGGCCACGCTGCCGCTGATGTTCGGCCCAAGCCGCAGGCCGCGTGCGTTCCACTCCAGCAGCATGCTGTCCAGACGGCGCGCGGCGCCCTGGTACTGCTCTGGCTGCATGTCGAACGTGTATTCAGCCAGCCCAAGCTCTTCGAAGGCGGCTTCAACGAACTGGCGGCGCGTCCAGCCCATGTCAGTATTTGCCCTTCTTTTTGCCGGCGCGCATGTTGTCCACCAAATTCGGATATGGCCGCCCTGCAGCCTTGGCCGATGCCTTGGCGCCGGCCTTCTGCTTCGGCGACAGCTTGCCCGGCTTGCCCTTGGGCGCGGGCTTGTCCCAAACCGGCTTTTCTTTTTTCACGTCGTTTCTCCGTTGGAAGTTGGGGCGGTGCCACTTCCAAACACCGCCCCAGCCCCTGCCCCTTACGGGGTCTGCGAGAACAGCAGAGTGCCGGCCATTTCGGTGTTCAGCACGTTGGTGCCGAACAGCGTGTCGAAGGTGAACCGGGTCTTGAACGTCGCGGTGTCGAACCACTTGGTCATGACCAGTTCGATGCCCTGGTCGGTCGTGGCGCGCATGACAGCAGCACCGGTGTTATCCGGCACGGCATAACGGCCAGCGATCAGTTCGATCGACGGCTTGTGCCAGAACACGTTGTGGCCGGTCGCATCGACGTTGAGCATGGTGATGCCCGCAGTGGCCAGACCGGAGCCGGCGACGACGCAGTTCTGATACTGCTCTTCGGCGTCCGAACCGCCCTGATCCGAGATGATCGGCGGGGTGATTACCAGCGTGTTGGCAGCGCCAACCGACACCACGCGGAAGGTCATCGGCTGCCCGGTGTCCCGCTTCGTGATGGCGTGAACGCTGTTGATGCCAGCGATCGTGAAGGCATCGCCCGCAGCGAAGTTGGCGTTGCTTGACACCACGATCGTCTGGAAGCGGTTGTCGTAGTTTGCGGTCTCGCCGGTTGCTGCCGTCGTGGTGGCTTTCGGCACCAGGAAGTTGTTGGCCGCAGCGCGGGTGTCGATCGTGCGGGCGGTGGCAACAGCAGTGGCTGCGATGCGGATCCCGGTGTCCGACTTATAGGCATCAAAGCCGGCAACCATGCCAATGTTGGCACGGTCATAGGCAGTGAGGGTCTTGCCAGCGACAAGGTTAGCACGGTTGGCAAGATTGCCCGCCATGCCGTTGTAATCGCGGCTGTTGAACACGATGTGGCGATCTTCCATCGGCACGCCGCGCTCGTTCATCAGCGCATCGCACAGCGCCACGTCGTCAAACGTACCGGACGCAGTGGTGCGGGTGACCACCAAGCCGCCATAAACCGCCGCAGTCGTGTAAACCGCAGTGTTGATGTCGCTGGCAAGACGCTGGGCAGACGCTTGACCCAGACGGTTTTCCTGCAGCGCATCGCGCAGTTCCTTGGCGTCGAGGCTGAACGTGTGGTTCTTGGCGTAACCAAGGGTCGATGGCACCGACAGCTGGGTCATGCCCTTCTCGGTGACCGCAGTGCCAATCACGCGGTTCTGGGAGGTGGCGATGTAGGGCATCGGACGCCAGATAACGTCGTTGGTGCGCTCCATCGTCTGATCGCCGGGGCGATACACGTTGACGAGCTTGGACATAACCAGCGCGTCCTGGAAGCCGGCCAGCACGTCCTCGAACGCGACGACCTCTTCCTTGGAAAAACCATTAGCCATAATATAACGTATCCTTAGCTGTTACGAAGCTGCCGCTTGTAAGCCACCAGTCGGGTCATATCGCCCGTCCGCAGTGCCTCGTCGCGCAGCCGTTCAAGGGTTGCATCGCCTGATCCAACAGCGCCCGGCGAAGTGCCGCGCAGTGCCGTCTCAGGCTTGGGTGCCGTTCGCTTGTTCACTTTCACCTCCGCTTCGATACGGGCGGCCTTGAAGGCAAACTGGCTCAGGCTCTTGACCGCCGCCAATTCCTTGGCCTTGGCCGGGTTCTTTCCGAGCGCGTAGATCAGGAGTGCCGCGTTGTCCGCGCCGTCAACCAGGATGGCCCACTGCACTTCGTTGAAGACCTCACGAACAGATTGCTCGGCGTCATCAACATCGCGTGCCGGCAGACTTGCCTTGGCTGTTTCGTATGCATTCAGCTTCGCTTGCCACGCTGTCTGGGCCTCATCCTGCGCTTGGCGCTGCTGGGCCTCTATCTGCTCGTGCTGTCGCTTGGCGTCGTGCCACGAAGTTATGCGGCTCTCGAACTCGTCGGTGTCATAGTCGCAGGATTCGAGTGTTGGCTTGGCCGACAGGCCAACCGATACCGGCTGCTCCTTCTCGGACAATCGCTGCTCAAGTTCCTTGATGCGCTTGACGTTTTCCCGCTCACGCTTTCGGAGATCTCGCACCCATGCAGGCGCGGCTTGCGTGTCTTCTTGAGGCGGCGCGTCCTCCCCGATGGTCACAATCACATCGCTGGTATCGTCCGTAGCTTCTGCTGCCGGTGCCTTGCTGGCATTGTTCTCAGCGGGCGGTGCAGCTTGTGCGTCGGTGTCGATCAGCGTTTCAGTGGCTGTTTCATCTACTGCCTGTATCGTCATATTGCCTCATCTGCTCGCGCAATTCAAGCCGGTGCGCGGTGCCGACATCAGCGCAACCCTGCGCCGATCGCCTTGGCGGCCTCAATGGCCGTTCGTGCCTGGTCGTCCTCAATGCCTGCCAGCGTGGCGATCGCCTGCGCCTCGCTCTTGTTTGCGTCGGCCTGCGCCTTGATGGTGTTGGCCTGCGCCTGCAGAGCCTGCGCCTGCGCCTTCTCGGCCTCGGCCATCAGATAGAGCGCCTGCGGATCTTGCTGCTGCTGCTGCGCCTGCATGGCGGCCTCCATCTCGGCCCGCTCTTCGTCGGTCGGCTGCATCACGCCGATCTGCACCAGCTGCTTGCGGTAGAAGTCGCGCACATCGCCCAGCCCCTCGCCTTCGATGTTCAT